CAAAGCCGATCGACAGCGAAGCCCTTCTGAACGGGTTTTTCTAGTTCTATGGGCCGCAAATTCACCATCGAAGGCGGTGTCCGGGTGAAAGTCCCTGGGGACTACCCTTGGCCCTATGAAGGTCAGCCCGACCGAACCGTCTTTCTGGACCGCGATGATGTGCTGACCGAAGAGCGTGCCAGCTACGGCACCCGCCGCGGGAGCTATGCCAAGCACACTGGCCTTTGCTGCTACGACATTCGCCTCTTGCAGTCGGAAGTCGAACCTTGGCCCGAGCCTGTCCGGCTTCAATTCACCTTCTAACCCCGGGGCTTTGCCCCTCAGCCATAAAGTCATAAGGAAACCATAAGATGCCAGCCTCCTCAGTTCCTCAACTCCGACCGATGTTTCCCCACACGGTCGACAGTACCATCATCGGAACCATGCGCAGCTGCCTGCAGAAAGGATTTTTACAATATGTCCAGCACTGGAAACCCAAGGCACAAAGCGTGCACCTCGTGGCTGGCGGAGCTTTCGCAGCAGGAATTGAAGCAGCTCGACGAGCTTTTTTCCTACAGGGAGCTTCACCTGCTGATGCAGAAGGCGCAGGACTTGCAGAACTCATTCGACATTATGGCGATTTTGAGTGCCCAGCGGATTCCGCAAAATCGCTGGAACGAATGTGCGGAGCACTTGAATTTTATTTTGAACGTTATCCGCTGGGAGGCGACGGGGCCGATCCCATCGCATTTGCCGACGGCAGACGGGGAATCGAGTTCTCTTTTGCTGAACCCCTCGACATTCTTCACCCAGTGACGGGTGATCCCATCCTGTACACAGGGCGGTCGGACATGATCGCGCACAGGGCCAATGGCATCTACACCTATGATGAGAAGACGACCAGCAGCCTTGGGGCCTCATGGGGCCGGCAGTGGGAAATGCGTTCCCAGTTCACGGGCTATGCGTGGGCAGCGCGACAACAGGGGGTGAAGGTTGCTGGCACGATCGTCCGCGGGGTTTCGATCCTGAAGACAAAGTACGATACCATCGAGGTTCCAACCTACCGTGCTGACCACGAAATTGACCTCTGGTACGCTCAGGTCCACCGCGACGTCCGCCGGATGATCCAGGCTTGGGAAGAGGGCTACTGGGACTACAACCTGGATGGTGCCTGCACCGACTACGGTGGATGCAGCTTCGTGAAGGTCTGCAAGTCGGACACACCTGAGAATTGGCTCCCAGTCTACTTCGAGAAGAAGGTCTGGGACCCGCTGGCCCGCCGGGAACTCTCGGTCAGGGAGTTTGAGGAGTCCTGGGGGCATGTGCGGCATCCGAGCCTGCCGCCTGCCGAAGGGCTTTCCGAAGCCCAGTCTGCAACCTCTGGTATGTCGGACGACGCACTGGCCGAACTCGGGCTCTGAGGGGAAGCAGATGCGCTACCCTCTCACTGATTATGGCAGGGCCGAAGCTGCCTTCAACGAAGGTCAGGAGGCAGAAGGCTGGTATCACCTTTTCCTCTTCCAGGAACAATTCCACTATCCCTTGAAACGAGGGTGGAGGGAAAGCTCCCCTCGTCAAAAGGAAGCTCAGCGGCTTTGGCAACAACGAGGACTCCTGGAACGGGCAAAGGCGAACCTCCACCTAGTTTTGCGTGACCCCACCCTGGCTGTCGTTGCTGAATATCCCAGTATAAGTCAAACCCTTTCCCTGCTCAGTCGGTTGATCCTGGAAAACAGTTTGGCTATGGACACAATCCGCTCTCGCATCCCCAAATGAGCTGGACCCAGCATTTCCTCATCGAAGGAGCATACCTTGGCACTGCTTCCCGCACGTATTCAACCCAGTCGAAAGACGCTGCGCCTCCTGATGGCCACGCCTTCTTCTGCCCTCACTGCTCAACCCTCTGGGCAGTGTGCGCAATCGAGGGTCGGCCATCCTTCCCCCTGGTCCGAAACTGTCGGAAGCACTCCTTCACCAGCCCCTTGGGACCGGGAGGAAGTGTCTGGCTCAGCTGGGACCAGGAATTCGTGGAAGCTCTGCCGATTGCTGTTCTCCGACGAGAATTGGAGCTCCACGCAGACTGGCATGAACGTCGAACAGCAGACCTGATGGAGGCCATCTGATGCGACGACCTGCCCCGATGACCCGTATGCAGTGGGCCATCTACTATTCCCAGAGGCCCAGCCCGGAAGCCTGCCACCTTTGCTGGTGGTATCTTCTGCTGGCTGAGGCCTTCGGGGACACCTAGCCTTTACTTTCAGGATGTTAAAATGAACTTCGCCTACAAACTCCTCCCTGCTCTGGCCCTCTTCACGGCCCTTTCAGCCTGCAAAACCGATGCCGACATAGCCTCACATAACCTCTCACAGGCTGCCGACAACTTCGAGATCAATCGCCGAGTGGTCTTTTACAACGGTGTGACCAACGATTACATGCTGAGCATCGAAGGCCTTTGCTCGATTGGCAGCACGTCCAGCAGCAAGGGCGTTTCTGTGACCTGCAAAGTTGGTCCTGGAACCTTCAAAAAGCACATGCTCGGTCTGTCGGATAACGTAACCTACTTCGTCGAACAGCTGGAACCCGCCCCAGCAAACACCTACCACTACCGTGTGATCTTCAAACCCGCAGCGATCATCCCCGATATTCAGCCAAAACTTTGAAGAGCCCCTCATGGTAATCTGGATTTTCCTCACTGGCCTTGCCCTTTGGGCTTTCGGGACGCTCCTGAACTGGCTCATCACCCTCTATCAGACCCTGAAGGACGAGAGGGAAGAGGCAGCCTCCCGCGCCCGACAGGAATACTACTTCAGAATGTGGCTTCGAGAAGCAAGTCCCGATCAGATCCATTCGTGGATGTACAATAACCAACGGATACGGGAAGCTGCCCTCGCGGAAGCTGTATCCACCCCCTCAACCAACCCTGAAAAGGAAACCAAGTGACCACAGTTCTTCAAACTCCCATCCCTGCATCCGCTGCGACCCCTCGCTCCGCCCTAAAGGGTGCGAACATTCTGCTGATGGGACCAGCAGGCACGGGTAAAACTCACGCCGTGGGCACGCTAGTGGATGCTGGCGTCGAGGTTTTCTATCTAGGTCTCGAACCAGGCCTCGAAGCTCTCTTGGGATATTTCACCGACAGGGGCAAAGAGATTCCCCCGAACCTGCACTGGCACGAGATCGCAGCCCCGAAAGCGAGCTTCACTGACCTCCTGGCCAACGCGAAGAAGGTGAATACGATGGCGCTGGACAGCCTGGCAAAAATGTCAGACGCCAACCGGTCCAAATACAATACCTTCGAGCTTGTCCTGGGGAGCCTCAATGACTTCGTCGATGATCGAACTGGGCGTTCATTTGGATGCGCGGACACCTGGGGGGCAGGCCGTGCTCTTGTCGTTGACGGAATGGCTGGACTCTCACGAGCAGCTATGGCTCTGGTCGTCGGAGGGAAGCCAGTCCGAAACCAATCAGACTGGGGGATCGCTCAGCAGCAAGTGGAGACGCTTCTGCACATGGTTACGTCCCAACTCCGTTGTCACTTTGTCCTGCTGGCTCACGTCGAACGAGAGACTGATGCAGTTCTCGGAGGAGTTAAGATTACACTTTCCAGTTTGGGAAAAGCTCTAGCGCCGAAGCTGGTGCCGATGTTCAGCGATGTGATCCTGTCTGTTCGGGAGGGAACGAAGTTCACCTGGGATACGGGCAGCGCACTTGCAGACGTGAAGAGCCGCAATCTGCCGATTGCACAGAATCTGGAGCCAACCTTCGGGACGATCATCAGCAAGTGGAAAAGTCGTGGTGGGGTGCTGGAGAAGGAAGAAGGGGGTGGGGTATGAACAACACGAACGACAAGCTGCCGCAGTGGATGGCTGAGCGCGCCGAGAAGATTACCCGCGCTGCTGAGTCCCCAAACGGAGGACTTTATGCTGCCATCATTGAGGCTATGCAGGAAGCCGGCCGGGAGGTTGCGTTCTACTTCGCTGGGCAAAGTGCGCCGACGCCCACCGCAGCTGAAGCGCAAGGGGTGCCGAGCGAATTTGCTGCTTTCTTACGTGAAGGCGCGCGAGTCATCGGTGCTCTGATCGTCAAGTCTGATTGCCATGTAGATCGCAATCAGGAGTTCTACGACGCCGCCCAGTGGAATGCCAAGGCGCTGAGATATGCGACTCCACCCCAGCCCGCCAATCCGGCATCGGCTCCAGTGCAAAGGCACCCCGTGACAAAGCAGCCATGGGGCACAGCGCAAGGGGCAGAGCCGGTAGCGTGGATGTGGCAGCACCCGGAAACTGGGAATATCGGATTCGTTGAGCACGCCAGCCCGGAAGACCTCGCGCACTGGGAGCGCGTGAACCGACCGCGCAAGATCATCAAACCGCTAGGTGACTTAACGCCCCAGGACCACACCGCCCCCACGCCCCAGGAGCAGGCAGAGCCGAGCCCGATTGAATGGCTGAAAAAGGCAATGGACATGGCGAAACTGCCCGATGAGTTCCGCGCACCGATGATTGGATATTTCTGCAATGTGGTAGTGAACGCCGCTCTCGACCACAAGGCCGACAGCACCGAAGGAGGCAAGCATGACTGAGCGCGAAAATCACTTGCAGCAGTGGCGTCGAGTGATCATGGACGGGGCTGTAGAGCAAGCCGCACTGGGCGACAGCACCGAGGCGCAGGCCGAGATAACCGACGAGCAGCTCCAGAGAGTTTGGTACGCCTGCGGACTCGGCAAGGAATGGGACGTGCCTGCTGACGAAGACCAATTACGCTTTGCTCGTGCAGCCGTCCTCGCCCTGCGAGCGCCACGGTAGGCGCTGACGGATGCTCGGCTTGACGAGCAGTTGCTCCGAAAAGTATGGGGCCTCAATCCGGGAATCATGATTGCTGGACTGCGCGAAATTGCCCGCGCCCTCGACGCAGAGCACGGCATCCTGCCTGCATCGGAGACGGAGGGAACCTCGGCTCAGTCACGGGAGGGGGAAGATAATTGAGGCGGATTACATCGGAGTAATGTGCCCCGATAACCCCATCCACCCCCTTATACAGTAATACCAATATACAGTACATAGTCCTATGCAGACCCTGAAACTCCTTTGGAACCACACTTGGCCACCCCTTCTGGCCTTGTCAACCACGCCACTGGTCTGGACCTTAGGCCTTGCGGCCCTTGGAGGGGGCTGGTGGAGCCTCCTAGCACTGCTTCTGGTGCCAGCCCTCGTCCTCCTGTCCCTTTTGTTCGCCCAGCGAGGGGCCGAAGGCCCGGATTCGCAGGGGCAGCACGCGGACGTTCGGCGCGGAAGGCTCCCGGCAGGCCTCTGGTGGCTGGAAACACCGGATGAACGGCTGCCCGGAGGGACGTATGAGCCTACTGTCTGGAGGACATACACTCTTTTCGGATGGTATGCTTGCGCACTCTACTGGCTCGGGTGGAGGAATCAGCTGCATGGGCTGGGGTTCAGCTTCCGCAAGCGCCTATCGGTGCCCTGGTCGCTGCGGAGGGGCTACTTTAGGAATGCTGAGGGCCTTTGGTGGGCACGGCTAGGCCTGGGACCCCTCCCTTTTGAGCTGAAGCTGGGCTGGAGGCAGTACATTGTGCAAGGGGAGCTGTGGGCCGTGCCCTGCTGTACGGTGACGAGGGTCTGACGCAGGGGGAAGGCACCACTTCCGGTGCACAGAAGACTGTAGCGGAGTTATTGAGGTGGATTACACGGGAGTAATCCGAGGCAATAACTCCAGTACAGCCTCCGAACGAAACCAAGGCGGATTACACCGTTGTAATCCGGGGCAATAATCGAGGCCAGCCCCCTCTACAGTAATAGAAAGGACAGTACAGTGAGCATCAAACGCGCATCCGTGGACGCACAGGAGACACAGGAACCTTCCTCCGTGACCCTGCCGACCTCTCCCGTCCCTCAGCCCCCCGCTTTCCTCATCATCAACCTGGAGGGGGCCATGCTGCACTACACTTCCGACCCTGCCGCAGCCCGGGCCTACGCGAACAGCGACGAAGATCTGGTGGTGGACCTGCGGCAAAACCCACCCGCCCAGCTGTACGGCGATGGGGATCAGGAGCCGGCCATGCCGCTGCCGATGGACACCGAGGACGCCGACCCGTCCGACCCCTCTACTGTACTGTAGTATACAGTATACAGTGTACGTTCCGAAGGAACGGCAAGCGAGCTCACCCACCAGTCTGCTCGCTCAGCCCTTCCTTCAGCCCTCCCCCTTCCTGCAATGTACACCACACACCTCAGCCACACACTTCACCAACCTCGGAACGTGTGTCCTAATACGGGTGGTTGGAGGGGGCGACGGAGGAGAATAGGCCGCACCAAAAAGGTGCACACTCCCCTCCCCTCGGGTTTACCCTGGCCCCCCCTCCGTCAGCCTCCCGCCCACCGCTCCCCCGCAGTCTTGCATGTATACACTGTATTACTGTCGCGCGAGGTTATCCGTGTGGATTACAATGGAGTAATCCGAGGGAATAATCCCCCACAGGCCCCCACATGCAAATCCAAATCCTCCGCCGCGATGGCAGCCTCGAAACCCGCGAAATTCTGCCAGGAAAAAAGCTCCACGGCCTGCGAATCCTCTCTGTCACCCTCAGCAAAAGCGACCTCCACCTCCTTCTGAACGATCAGCGCACCCAAGTGTGGGCCAATAGAGTTTTGCAGTCTGCATTCCACTCCCACGAGTGCAAACTGGAAGGCTCCTGCCCTCCCGAAAGTCCGACGAATCCTTCGCCAGACCTTTGACCTTTGACCCTCAACCTTACTTTTAGGAAAACTGAAATGTCCTTCGACGCACAATCCTTCCTCGACTCCGCTGTCGCCGGTTCCAACGACACCAAAATCACCCCAGTCCCCGTCGGCGAGTACACCGGTATCGTCAAGTCTGTCGCAGCTCGCCAGTGGTCCAGCAAAGACGGCACCAAGTCCGGCGTGACCCTCGACGTCACCTGGACCATCGAAGATGAAGCCGTCCGCCAGGAACTCAACCGCAAGGAAATCTCCTGCCGCCAGGGCATCATGCTCGACCTCACTTCCGCTGGCGGCCTGGACATGTCCAAGGGCATGAACGTCCAATTGGGCCGCCTGCGCGAAGCCACCGGCCTGAACGTCCCCGGCCAGCCCTTCTCCTTCACCATGCTGGTGGGCCAGGCCGCAAAGGTTAAGGTCAGCCATCGCGTGGACGGCGAGGACACCTACAGCGAGATCAAACAGGTCGGCGCACTGTAACCTGCTGGGAACATCTTCTTCCGAAAGGAAGTAAGATTGGGGGTCGGCGGGCGAAAGTCTACCGACCCTCTTTTTTCTGGAGGGGGTACGTTGCGGAGCAACGGTAAGCCAGTTCGGAACCCATGCTCTCCCTGGGGACCACTTCCGAGCCAACTGCCTTGCCGTTCAGCGTACCCTCTCCTCCTTCAGCCTTCAGCCCCCGTCCGAACGGCACTTGCCCGGAGTCCTCTGATGCAATCTCCCCTCTCCAGCCTCCTTGAGGCCCTCCTGAACATCCTGGTGGGGGCCGCGGTCAGCCTTCTGGCCCAACTCCTCATCTTCCCCCAGTATGGCCTCCATCCCAGTTTCAGCTCGAATCTGTGGATTACCTTCTGGTTCACCCTGGTGAGCCTCCTCCGCTCCTACTTTCTTCGCCGCTGGTTCAATCGGCGGATTATCCGTGCGGGTAATAGGGGCGCTAGGATCGCCGTTCGCTCCAATTGAGGGTGGAGTATGTCCTCCACCCAAAAACCGCCCACGCGGGCACGCCGGGGCCTTCCCGCCCCACTCTCCCTTTCCCTCAACCCCCAATCCAACGAAAAACCATGTCCTCTGCACTTCTCAGTGAAATTACAATCAAGCCCAACAGGCAGCGCCGCGAATTCGACGCCGAAGCCCTCGGGGAACTGGCCGACAGCATCCGCAAGGGACTGATGCATGCACCCGTGCTTCGCAGAGAGCAAGGGCGTTTGGTCCTGGTAGCCGGTGAGCGTCGGCTGAAGGCCATGCAAGAATTGTGGCTGCTCGGTGAAGGCGTCACTTACAATGGACAAGCCTACCCTGAAGGTAGAGTTCCTTATGTGGAACTTGGAGAACTGTCCGAACTCGAGGCTGAGGAGGCCGAGCTGGATGAGAACCTCAGGCGGAAGGACCTCACTTGGCAGGAGAGTGCGGCAGCAATGGCCCGACTGCATGCACTGCGAACGAAGCAGGCGCAGCTGAACGGCAAGACGCATACAGTTGCAGACACTGCCATCGAGGTAAAGGGGCGCAGCGATGGGTCCTTCCAGGAAACGGTTCGAAGGGAACTGATCGTTGCAAAGCACCTCACGAATCCTGAGGTGGCGAAGGCCAAGTCGACTGATGAGGCGTTTAAGATCCTCAGAAGGCAGGAGGAGGTTCGCAAGAATGTGGAGTTGGCACAGACTGTCGGCCAGACCTTCACCAAGAGCGTGCATCAGGTGCACAACATCGATTGCCGGAAGTGGATGCAGGGGACGGAGGAGACCTTCGATGTGATCCTGACCGATCCTCCGTATGGCATGGATGCTGATGCTTTCGGTGATTCCGGTGGCCGGATGCTGAACAATGACCACCGCTATAAGGACGACAAGGAGCACTTCGATCAGCTGATGGCAGAGTGGGTTCCCCTAACCTGGAAAGTGACGAAGCAGCAAGCGCACGCGTATGTCTTTTGCGACTTGGACAACTTCCACCAGCTGAAGCGGATGATGGAAAGTGTGGGCTGGTATGTCTTCCGCACACCGCTGATTCACCACAAGGGAGCGAATTCAGGGCGGGTGCCGCTGCCGACGGAAGGGCCCAGGAGAACCTATGAGCTGATCCTGTACGCGATCAAGGGGCACAAGCAGGTTACGGCAATCTACCCTGATGTGATTACGAGCCAGGGAGATCGCGGCTTCCTCATTGGGGC